GGATTCAAGGAAGTATTGATTTAGGAGCATATGTAAATGTAGCAACTGGTCAAGCGATTGCAGTTGAAAGTGTAGACTTTGTGTACCAATCTTCTAGCATCTTCGGTAACTCACCGGATCAGATGCTAGCGGCAAATGGTGCAATTTCCGTTCAACTAACAGATTTGAACCCAGGAACAGCAATGGTAAGAGCAGACGATGCTTCTCTTATTGCCTCTGGTGGATTAGTCTTGGATGTTGTTAACAATGTTGCAAGTAACGAAGTAGATCTATATCCAGATAATTTCGGTCCTTCGAAACTAAGTGAGGCCTTTATGGTAGTCAACGACACACTTTACCTATGTGCCGGACCAAACAGTGCGAATGTTTCAGGCAGTGCTCTCTATGTCACTGCTCGTATCAAATGCAGAGTTGTTAAACTTGGGACTAAGGACTGGATGGCAATCGCTATTCAATCGACCGCTTCAGATAACTGAGGTGGTTGAGTGAACTCAGACTGGGAGGCAGGTTATGCTGCTGGATACCGAGCCGCTCATAGGACTGATGTCCGTGATATTACTAGCGATAGGGGAGAAACTCCGCCGAAGCCTGAAAAGAAAGCGCCTCGTAAAGTTAGTGCTTACAGTAAGCGATATGGACGAGAGTTCAGAAGAATAGCGCCTAAGCATAAGACAAAGTCAGGCTCTTGGAAGAAAGACGGTTTCAAGAGAGCCCAAAAGGCCGCTCACGCCGCAGCAAGGAGGGCTAAGAAATGAGTAGAGCATTGGAAGGGCAACGATTGATGACTAAGGATATCCCTAGTCTAGCATCAGCATTTAACGGCGCTACTGGTAAATTCGATGCTGCAAATGGTTGGAATGTAGACACTAACGGAGCAATCTATTACGAAACCTACTTTGATCTGTCTGGCTATGAATTAGATGACTTAACTACTATCATTGATGTTCTGGCTCTTCAGGATTCGAACGCTTATTTCCTACAAAACCCAATCGCAGATACTTTAGTTACTATCATTGATGTTGTTTCTGAAGAGCGTCTCGATCCTGACACAGTTTCGGACTTATCAGTTAATGGCGACTATCCTGGTACTATGGGTTCAACACAGAACTTTGACCAGATAAAATACTGCTCGGTTAGGGGTATGACACCACAAACAGATTTCTCTAGTGCGACATTACTTGCTACCGCGTTCGGTGGTAGTTATGGATCTACTGCTCCTACTACAGCATCTAAGTTGTGGATCTATCGAATCATTCGCGTAGGCGGTACAGACCTTACGGGACAGATACTTGGTGTACCTGCTACTAGATTCATGATGGGTGCTAACATCATCAAAGAATCAGAGTTGCCATACATGATGCGACTAAAGCGTTCATACGAGTTGGCTAACAATGGTTAATCCTTATCGAAGACCACTTAGGCATCTAGAGTATACTGTTGCTGCTGGTTACAATCTTTTGCAACTGGTTAAGAAAGGCGCAGATATTACTGGAAAAGATGTTGCTAGAACTGGAGCCATTACAACGGCACAGATCCTGGCGATATATTATACTGACAAATTAGTAGCATCATTCATTACTAGAGGATATGCGGCAGCAGCAACTAAAACACTAGCAGGAGTTCAAGTGGCTTACATTGGTGGTGCAGTTTTATCGGTTGCAATCGATGACAAAACTGGATTAGAAAATTATAACGAATTCATCGATGATGTAACTAGTGGAGATTTTTCTGAAGCTTCACGGAAATTCAATTGGTCAATTCTGGCATTAGTTACAGCCTTCTCTCAAACTGATGAAGGAAAAACTACTTCTTCTACTATTGACTCGTTGATCGATTTAGTTAATCCATTCTAAGGTTGGCAGTCAAAGCAGATGATAGACAATAACTCACTATCATCGAAATAGTAACTACATTCACTTTCAGGTTTACTTTTACCACACTTGTCACAGATTAGCCACAACATCATTCTTCCTCCAGGTCAATACCCAGGTCAATCTGACAAGATCTACAATAAGCCATTCCTGGCTTCGCCTGGTTAACTCTACAGGCTCTACATAACCTTGGGTTGTATTCTCTTCTGTTTCTTTCTGACCTAAGTTGATCTCTTACCCAGGATGAAAAGTTTGGTTTTGCTTTAGCCAGTTTGAATGTGGCTTCATCCAGGCTTACATTGATTGGCCTCATTCTTCTTCACCTTTCATTAGTTTAGCAGGTTCTACTAAAGTGACATTATCAATTGGTAACATTACACAGTAGTAAAAGTGCATAACTTGACCAACCCACCAAGGTGAATGTTCCCATTTTATTTTGAGACAGTGACCAATTCCTGAATATTCGTACACAATTTTAACCTGTTCAGATTCTTCAAATGATTCTAAAGCATATTTTAATTCATCATCAAACTCAATCATATCTTCATCATCTACAATCACTGATCTAAGCGTTTTCATTCGTCCATCTGTATGATATCTGTAAAACCAATCAATAAATTCTGTCCTTGCTTTGCCGTAATGATAGCGGTATCCTTGCTCCATATTAGTATCGAATTAGCATTTTGACTTAAAGTTATGCGCACGCATTGCAAAAAAAGGACAGTTTACTTTTTTCACTAAGGTGTTTATACACCTGTTGTAGTGTTAGGGTGGTTAGGGCGGGGTCGGAACAAGTCTCCGGGACTCGCTACGCTCGCAAAGATAAGGTCACGGTTTACTTTATACACCGCCTCGGTTTAGCGAATGCCATGGCAGAAGCAAAAACAGGTTCTTTTTACCTGACAGAAACAGTGACTTTGCCCGCAGCAACAGCAGGCGGAACAAGGATTCAAGGAAGTATTGATTTAGGAGCATATGTAAATGTAGCAACTGGTCAAGCGATTGCAGTTGAAAGTGTAGACTTTGTGTACCAATCTTCTAGCATCTTCGGTAACTCACCGGATCAGA